ATGGTAACCCTTTATATAAGACTAAGAATAAGACTAAGAGTATAGGGGAAGATAACTCTGGCGAGTTATTCCCGCCCGACCTACCACCGACAAAGAAACCCGTTAAGCCTAAAGTGGAGTTTATACCACCGACCGCCGAAGAGGTGAAAGAGTATTTTCGTGACAAACTGTCGGACTGGGAGATGCAAGCGGATATTTTCTACAACCATTTCTCCGGTCTCGGTTGGAAAACTGCTACTGGTGCCAAGGTGGAACGTTGGGACAGTCGGGCCAATCTTTGGATAATCGAGAAAAAACAGCAGGACAATGGAAAAACAGAAAATCAAGCCCAAAGACAAAACAGTCGGGATGCTGATAAAACAGCAAAGGCAAGAAACCTCCTTGACGAATATGCAGCCATCGAGCAGGGAAGTAATGCTATCAGCCATCAAGGAGAAATACCCGACCTTTAGCAAGGCTTCTGCCGCATATTCAACGTCTCTTCAGCCTATGCTTCTTGCAGATACCGAGAAAGCGTACAGCGAGAAGTCTCCCACGCTGTCAGACCTTGAACGGATGTACGGATATGGTTCCTCGTCTCTGTGGGTAAAGACGCAGTTACTGACCATTGATTTTGCTTCTTCCACGAAGGAGGGGGCCGATGAAAATGCCTTGAATGAGTTCTCTGGGCTGTTCGTTAGCCAGTATCACTACATCAAACTGACGGAGTTCATATTGTTTGTCGCACGGTTCAAGCTGGGAAGGTATGGTAAGTTCTATGGTTATTTCGATACGATAACCGTTGGCGAAGCATTTCGGAAATTTCTTCGGGAACGGTCAGATGAACTGGATATTATCATTCGTCGACGCAATAACCAAGCTTTGGAGGAACAACAAGCTCCGGTAAAACGGAATCACCAACCGCCCGACGACTTACGGGCAAAACTGAATTTGAAATGAAAGAGACCAAACTGATAGCGACTATTCTGTCAATCCTGGCAGTATATGCCGCTTTTTATTTTGTCTGCTACTGGATAGCGGACTATTGTTTAAGGAGTTATTTGTAACGCAATTATGGAAAACAAAACTTTCAAGGACGTAATCAAGAATCATCTTGACGGACGTGCTAGGACTGACGAACTGTTCGCCAAGTCCTACGCAAAAGAAAACAAGAATTTGGATGAGTGCTGTTCCTACATCATGGGAGAGGCACGGAAACGGGGCTCTGCCGTGGCCATGACAGACGAGGAGGTATTCGGGATGGCTATCCACTATTACGATGAGGATGACATCAAAGTGAGCAAGATGCCTGCTGGAACCCGTGCATCCATCTCCACATTTCAACCCGTAGAACTGACGGAAGAGGAGAAGAAAGCGGCTCGTGAAGCGGCGATAAAACGTTTGACCGAAGAGCAATATGTATCGCTTAGGAAAAAAACGTCACGGGCAAGGAAAGGAGCAACTGAAGTACAACAGATGTCATTGTTCTAAATTATGGATGGTATTCTGTCTGGTAAGATTTGCCCTTATTGTGGTAATCGTACCGAATATGTGGATAGTTCTGTTATTTATGGACGTTCTTACGGGATGATATATCTATGCTGGGATT